GCCTCGATCTTCGGCGTCGAGGATTCTTACCGCGATATTGTCGAGGCGGGTGCCTTTAAAAAAACGCTCCGCGAGACGAAGTCCTATCCCTGCTTGTGGTATCACGACCCGGCCGAGCCGATCGGCGTAATTACCGCCGAGGAGGATTCGAAGGGGCTTCTGATCCGCGGTGAAATCAATATGGAAGTGCGGCGCGCCAGCGAGATTCGGGCCCTGATGAAGCAGGGCGCCGTTAAGGGGCTATCGATCGGATTCGAAACGGTCAAGGCGAAGGTCGACGAAAAAAACGGGACGCGGACGATCAAGGAGATTCGCCTGTGGGAAGTTTCTTTGGTAACTTTCCAGGCTTGCCCGGGGGCCGAGGTTTCCGACGTCAAGTCGAGCTTCGCCGATGATATAGACGCGGCGCTCCTCGTCGTCGCCGACCTGGACGACCGGGCTTGGGCAAGCGAGGGCCAGCGCCCGCAGGTTCACAAGGCAATCGAGAAACTTATGGCACTTGTCGCGGCGGAGCCGCCAACAGGCACTGCGCCCGCAAACGACGAGCCGCCCGATACAGCGGAGGCTTCCGACCTTGCGGAAATTAAATCCTCGGTCGAAGAAGTCAACGCTTTCCTGACATTATGTACTTCTTAGGAGGTTACGATGATCGAAGAAATCAAATCCCTCCTCCATGAGCAAAAGAAGCTGATCGTCGACTATCAGGCGAAAAACGAAGAAATGCTCAAGGGGAAGATCGGCCCGGCCGAGCTCAAGGCGTTCGAGGACAAGATCGTCGCTCGGCTCGACGGCGTCGACAAGGAGCTTGTCGGGCTGAAGCGCCCGGCCTCCGAAGTTGCCGGCAAGCTCGAGGCGGCCGAGAAGAAGGCGGCCTTCGAAAGCTGGCTCCGGCGGGGCGAGCCGATCCCGGCCGAAAAGAAGGTCATGATCATCGGGGACGATACCCTGGGCGGCTATCTGGCTGTTCCGGAATACGTCGCCGAGATCATCAAGACCGTCAACGAATTCTCGCCCATCAGGTCGTTGGCCCGGATCCGATCGACCTCGGCGAAGTCGGTCCAGTTCCCGACCAGGTCGGCGACCTTTGCCGCTTCCTGGGTCTCCGAAATCGGGACGCGGAGCGAGGCAACGGGCCAGGTCTATGGGTTGGAGGAAATCCCGACTCATGAACTCGCGGCCCTCGTCAAGGTGTCCAATCAAGACCTCGAGGATTCTGCCTTCAACCTTGAGGCTGAACTTTCGGCCGACGCGGGCGAGAAGATCGGCGTCGCCGAGGGGACAGCGTTTGTGACCGGGAACAAGGTCGGGCGGCCTGAGGGAGTCGTCATGAATTCCTCGGTCGTGTCGGCTACGAAGACGACTGCGTCTGCTTCGGCCATCACCGGCGACGAGATGAAGGAAGTCCTCTATGGCCTCAAGGAAACCTACGCCCGCAACTCGACCTGGGCGTGGCGCCGGGCGACAACCCTTTATCTCTCGACGATCAAAGAACTGTCCTCGGGAAGCAATCAATATCTCTGGCGGCCCGGGCTGATGGACGCCGATCCGGCGACCTTCCTCGGGAGGCCCTATGTCGAATGTCCCGACATGGCGGCGATCGCGGCGTCCGCGAAGTCCGTCATTCTCGGCGACTTCCGGCGCGGCTATCTCATCGTCGACCGCCTGGCCGTCAACGTTCTCCGCGATCCCTACACCTCGAAGACGACCGGGACCGTCGAGTTCCTTTTCAGGAAGCGCGTCGGTGGCCAGGTGGTCCTGTCCGAGGCGTTCCAGCTCCTGACTCAGCTCGCATAAGGAGGGCGAAATGAAAGACCTATACCACAATCTCCTCGCGGCCCTCTCGATGTATCCGCAGGCCCTCACCAGCGCGACCAACGGGGACGCGACCGTGGACCTTGCCGGGTTCGAGGGTGCCCTCATCGTCATCGCCGCCGGGACGATTACCGACGGCACGCTCTACACCTGGGAGCTCAAAGAATCGGACGACAACTCGACGTTTACGGCCGTCGCCGCCGCCGACCTGGTCGGGACCGAGTCGACGTTCACGGCCGCGAGCGAGGACAACGTCGTCAAGAGCTTCTCCTACATCGGCTCGAAGCGGTATGTCCGCGTCGACCTGAAGACCATTTCCGGCTCGCCCGTGACGGGTGGGGTCTTCTCGGCCGTCGTGGTCAAGGGCGCCGCCCGGCACAACGCGGTTCAGTAAGCGGCGGCATGGAAGCGAAAAAGGCAATCGACGGGCGCGCAGGCGTCGATAGCCTTGACCGTGTACAGGGAGCCGGCGACGCGCCGCCGGCCCCTGGCTTTTTCCCGGGGGGAAGATGAGAGTCCGAGTTATCGTAGGGTTCGACTCATACTGGCCGGATGGTGTCACGCTAATAAACCACAGGGTAGAGGACGAGCTGGACGTCCCGGCTCACATCGCCTCTGCTTGGATTGGCCGCGGATGGGCGGCCGAGATTGGCGAGCAGAAGGCGATCGGTAGGGCCCCGGAGAATAAGGCCCTGGGTCCGGCACCGGAGAACAAACGGCGCGGAAGAAGGCCAGCGAAATAGCAGCGAAATCACGCGAGCGAGGAAGACATGGGCGACCTGATCACGACGGCCGAACTGAAAGCCTATCTCAACATTTCCGAATCGACGCATGACACGCTTTTCGGCGTCTTGATTTCGCTCGTCTCCGAGATCGTAAATAAATATATCGGATGCGAGCAATTACAGGCGACCTATACGAACACGAAAATAGACGGGAATGGGCGGAGAATTCTGGACCTCCCATACTGGCCGGTTACGTCGATCGGCACAGTAACCGAGGACGATGAAACGTTAACAATCGACGCAAGCGACGGCGACGCCTGGCTCAATAAGGAGCTCGGGTATTTGGAGAAGGCCGTCGGCGAGACATGGATGAATGAGCCGCAAATCGTCATTGTCGCCTCGATCGCGGCCGGCTATGCGGTCGCAAGCGTCCCGAAGCCGATCAAGACGGTCTGCTATGTCGAAGTCGGCCGCCGATGGAAGGAGTCGATCGGTCGGGCCTGGGGCGAATCGAGCCGGAGCCAAGCCGACGGGTCAGCGGCGTTTGTTGAAGCGGGGGATCTCCTGAAATCATCTGAAAAAATCCTTGAGCGATATAAAAGGCCCCGGATATGATTCAAATCTCGTATGATGGCGCGCAGGCGAAGGGCTTAATTGCCTCGGCGAAAAACCTGGGGCGCGCGGCGCGGCGTCAAGTTACAGCATGGGGGGGCGCGACCGTTAAGCGATTGATCCGGGCCGTGAGCGGCGAACTCCTCGGCCATTATAAAAATAACGCGGCGAAAAGCGGGAATCTTCGCCGGAATATCGGAATGAAGGTCGAGGCGGCGGAGGTCGATGCGGCGACCTTCGTTATCGCGACGGGCGAGTATGTCGGAAAAAAGGAAGTCCCATATGCCAAGATCCACGAATACGGGGGGACGATTAAGAAGTCCGACAAGAAGTTGACGATCCCATTCCCGGGCGTCCGCGGCCGGGCCCGGAATTATCCGTCGGCGTTTTTCATTAAGACGAAGCGCGGAAACGTGATTCTGGCCGAGCGCCGGGGGACGGGAATCCGGCCGCTTTTTCTTTTGCGCGACAGCGTCAGAATCCCGGCCTCGCATTGGCTCTCGATTCCGATTGACGAAATGACGCCTCTTCTGACATCGGAATATCTTGAGGAGTCGCGGCTTCTCGAAATTGCCGCCGAGATGGGGACCGCCAATGCCTAGCCCGACGAACCCGAAACGGCTTCAGATTCGGGATCGCATCGTGACTGTTTTGACGGCGATCACGGCGGGGGCGAATTATTTCTACACGCCGGCGAAGGTCTTGTGTCGCCTCGTCCATTGGAAGGAGGCCGATGCCTTCCCGACGTATTGTGTAACGCATGACTCCGGCGGTGAGAATATCGATTTAACGGACAATTCTTACGACTCGACGTTTTATATCTCGGTCTACGGGTATGTCCGGGACGAATCTGACCCGACCGCTGCGTTGATCAAAGCTGTCCGTGACGTCGAGCGAGCGATCAACGAGGATTGGAAAAGCGGCGCCTCGGGAACGCTCGGCGTTCTTGCGGTAAGGATTCTTTTCCCGGAACCGCCAGAAACGGATAACGGGATCCTCGCGCTCGATGGGAGCTTTGGCTATTTTAATCTTCGAGTGCGCTTCACGGTGACGGGCGACTGGGGCGCGATATAGGAGGACGAGATGAAAGAATATTTCACCTGGAAGGCCGATCGGTGCTTTACCCGCTCGGGCGCGGAGCTCAAGCCGGGGAAGGTTTACGCGGCCGCCGACTTCTCGGCGGAGATCGTCGAGGAGTGGATCAAGAGCGGAGCTGCTGAGCCCGCCAAGAAATCGCAGAAGGAGTAAGAAATGGCCACACCCACTGGTTCGGAACGACGGGCTCTCGCGGCCGGCTTCAAGAAGAGCTCGACCTGGGGGACGGCGGTCGCCCTCGGCGCCGGCGACGGTGCGCTTCTCAAGGGCCTCAGCGGCCTTATCCACGGGAGAGATTATCTTCCGGCGAAAGAGGCAGACACACCTTTTGTCCTATCGGGTGTCATGGGCGACATCAAGCCGGTGGATTTCACACTGGCGTTCGATGCGCGATATGACCCGACTGCCCTCGGTGTTGTGCTGGCGCTCATGTTCGGGACTGCCGGCGCGCCAACGCAGCAGGGCGGAACAGCCGCGTACAAGCACATCTTCCAATGGGCGGACACGCTCTCAGGGAAGTTCGGGACATTCTGTGCCGAATATCCCGGGAAGATCTTTGAGGTCGCGAGCGCGAAGGCCTTGGAATTCTCGCTCAAGGGATCGAGCGGGATCATCCAGGGCGAGGCGAAGTTGCGTGGGAATACCGTGATTGACACGAGCGCGACGAACACGGCGACGCAGATCGACGCATTGACCTACGCCGACCGGGAGAACCGGATCGCCTTTTCACATTCGAGCGTCAAGATCAACGCCCAGAGCGGCGGGGACGTGACGGGCGAAACTGCGCTTGAATGTAACTCCTGGGAGGTCAACTATAAGCGCGGGGGCGACGGGGTCAACGTGGCGGGGTCTGCGTCGATCATCGAGCCGGCCGAGGGCGACCATCCCGAGATCACGGTAAAGCTCGGGTTTCCCAGGATGAATTCCGTCAACGCGGCTTTCTTGGCGACCTTCATCGCCGGGACGACTCAAAAGCTCCTCCTGAAATGCACCGGCGCTCTGATCGCGGGGTCGTACTACTACGACCTGGCGATGTACTTTCCGCGCCTCCGCATGACGAAGCCAGATGCGTCGTGGGAGGAGATCGTCAAGAACGGCCTCGAACTCAGCGCGGAACAGGCGAGCGCGAATCCGACCGGGATGAGTTATACGCGGCCCTATATCGAGCTGATCAATCTTCGGACGACCGACTATCTCACATAAGGAGGAGTCATGTCGAACGTAAGGCGGCTAATCGGAGTATCTGATTGGCTTTCCTTTGACCTCGAAACGATGTTTCTTGAGCCGCCGACGCTGCGCCTCAAGGTTCGGGTTGTTGATGGGCTGGCCGGACTCGACGCGAGCGGCGTGAAATACTCGGCGATCGTCAAAGAAATTCTGATTGCCTCCGTCGCTGAGTGGGATTTAGCCGAGGATGGCGTCCCGATCCCGTGCGACGAGGAAAATAAACGCCGCTGGCTCCCGCTTTTCTTCGGCCAGCGGGTCAAGGGGACGGGGCGCCTACTTGGCCTTGAGCTCGCGGAGTACGCCGGGAATGAGGAGAACTTCTTAAAAAATTAACCGGCTTCCTCGCGTGGTACGAGGATTGGGGCGCCGTCGCCGACTGGGAGCGCGTGGGGAAGCCAGGAGGTCCGAGATGGCAGAGCGAAGCGCCGACCCTGGATGCGGCCGGAATGGCCACCTGGGAATGGTACGTTAAGAACGCTGGGCAGTTCGCCCGGGCGACCGGATGGACGGCGCGCGCGATAGAGCGTATCGGCCTCGATTCGGCGGCGGAGGCGGTGTTCCTTCGGGGACTCGAATCCATAGATGCGATGATGCGGCGGCTTCGGGCAAAGGCGGCAGCCGAGGCTAGGGCCGGAAAATAATGGCAGATATTAAGTTCGTCGTCTCGGTCGACGCGAAGACCGGAATCCAGACGATCAAGACGCTCGACGAGGAATTGGAGAAGCTCGGGCAGGCGAACCGGGCGGGCGGAGCCGCGGCGGAAGAGTCGGCGGGGCGGCACGCCGGGCTCTGGAAGCAATTTTCGGCCGGCCAGATCGCCGCGGATCTCCTAAAGAAAGGCCTCGGCCTCGCGAAGGGTGCGGTCATCGACCTGTTCGAGGCGGCGATCGAAGGCGAGAAGACGGATCGCGCGCTCGAGGCGGCGCTCTTCACGACTGGCCGGACGGCGCTCGGGCTGAGCGACCATTTTAAGAAGCTCGGGGCGGAGATTCAGCGGGAGACGATCTACAACGACGAGGCGGTGAAAAGCGCCTCGACGCTCCTAATCCAGATGACAAATCTGGACCGGGACGGGCT